AGTTAAGAATTGCTGGATCAGATGTTGTTATTGAAAACAGTGTTGAGATAGCTGATAGCAAATTTATAGAGTTTGCATCAGCAGCAGGTACACCTACTACAGATAATACTGTACAGGGTGTTGTTATTGAGTTTTTGGCATCAGAAGCTATAACTCAGTTTGATGCTGTATATGTAAGTACAACTACAGGTAGGGTTGGTAGAGCTGATGCTAATGACGCAGCTAAACTCCCTGCTATTGGAATAGCTATTGAAGCACAGGGATCAGCAGGAAGTTCTGTTAGGGTATTAACTCATGGAGTTTACAGAGATGATGGAGGCTTTGGTGGTAATATGACTGTGGGTACTGATCTATATGTATCTGAAACACCTGGCACATTAACTGATACTGCACCTAGTGATGATGGAGATTTCGTTCAGCTTATGGGTGTTGCAGTTGGAGTACGAAGTGCATTTATTAATCCTGACTTAACTATCATTGAGGTAGCTTAATGCCTGAGATAGAAAAGATAATGAACATCGCTACTGGTGATATTGAGAAGTTAATGAATATTG